AGGATGCACAAAGCAGTTGACGCAGAAGTAATTAATGGAGATTATCAACCATTATCGTATGGTGCGCAGATAAGATTTCAAGCTGGCGTTTATACACTTAATGATGAATGGTCCATTACATTTCAAAGTGACAGTATTCCAATTGGCACAGTCAAATCTGGACAGTTATATCGATGAAATGTCATCGAATTAGGTATATATAGTGGCGATTACTTTTGAAAATATTTTTTATGATCGAGTCATAAAAAACTTACAAAATCTAATTGCAGAAGAATTTAAGATACAGATTTATTATGATGAACATAAAGGAAATCAAAGTTTTTTAATAACACCGATAAGTGATGAATTAGATGAGTTAACAGCCAATGGACAGTCTAGAGACTATAGCATTAGTGTTAGCTATCAACTTAACACAACTGGAAATTATGATACGAATCATGTTAAACAAGTGGCTTTAATTGCAGAGCGTATGAAACGATTAATTTTTAATAATAAAAATTACAGTGTAAGCGGTGTCAATCAATTTTTTAACGCAGAAGTCTCAAGTATTGAGTATACGCGTGATGAAAACTTATTAGGTGCAAATCTAACTATCAATGTCAGTTCTTTGGAGATAATAGCATGAGAGTAAAAGCAAAAGAATCGTATAAGAAGTTATCAGATGATAAAAATATGTGTTCTTTTTTAAGTCCATCAAAACATCAAAGATTAATAAATGATGAAATAGTAAATATAACTGATGTACCTAAATCACTTAAAATGCATTTAGAAGATGTAGATAAAAAGGAAGGTAAGTAATGGCTGAAACAAATTTTCAATCCAGATCCAATATTGCAGTTGCTATTGGTAGTAAAGGTAGTAATGTTGCTTTAGGAACTGCTCATGCTAGTGGAGATACATGGGATTTTCTACAAGTAACTGATTTTAATATTCAACACGCTGGTGCGACACTAGATGTTGCGCCAAATAAGAGTGGTATTTTCGGACAATTAGAAAGTCAAGGACATCATCGTCCAGACACCATGATGTACGAAGTAACACTAACAATGCGTGGCACTCCATCCGCAGTGTTAAAATCATGTCTACCTTTGTTTGGAGATGGAACATCTGAAGCATCATTAACACCAGCTACAACAACTGGTACAATGAAACATGGCACTGGAACAACCACTGCTGTGACTTTGTTATTTAAAAACGGTGGTTCTGATGCAACAAATATATCATCAGTTATGATAGGTTGTTATTGTACATCAATGACAATGAGAGAAGATATAGGTACAAATGGTGGAGAGATGGTTGTTGAAAGTACATTTATGACTGGATACAGACCAATAGAAAACACATTAGCAGCAAGTTCAGAAACATTAGATACTGGCACACCAAAAAACATTTTTTCTCTTAATACATCAACTGTAAACAGTCAACCATTAGTGTTAAATTCTTGGGAAATCACAATTTCACGTCCATTTGTAAGAGTTGGACATATTGATACTACAGATTATAATCCTTTTGGTTATGTTCAGACTGGACCATACGAAGTCACTGGTACGTTACTTGCAAAGCGTGATGATAGTATCGAACATTTAGCGACACAATTAAAAGGAAATAGTACTGGCATAGCTATTGCAATAGCTGAGTCAAGTGGATTTACAATTGATATACCAGACGCAATGATTGACAATTCACAGCCTGAGAATAATGATTTTATGCTTCAATCCATTCCTTTTAGAGCATTTGCAGCAAGTGAAACAGCAGAAATAATTGGCATTACCATCTCGTAGGACACAAGATGAGAATATATAATGACAGTCAAAACAGATCATGGAAACTTTAGTGTTAAACCGATAACATTTAAAGGTAGACGCGATTTACACCGTAAAGAAATCAATGCACTAGACAATAAAGGTGGTGTAAAAACATCTGAGTTTTACAACGTATTAGAATGGGTACAAGAATATGCATTTGAAGATCCAGAAAAAGAGCTTGGTAAACTAGATGATAACGCAATCGACGAAGTATTAATGGCAATCTACAATCGATATAAAGAGCCAAATGTAAAAAAGTAATTATGCACCGAGTGGCGATGTGGTTATCGTTTAAAAAACAACCTAGTCGCAATTTAGTCTTTCCATATAAGGCAAAGTCTCCAACACTTAAAAAGATAATTACTTACGATGAGGATGAACTATGGAAAGAGATTGATCGTATCTTGCGTGAAGATCCAGATCAAAAGTTTACACCTGGTGCATCTTTGTATTACAACTTAGTGCATTGCGCAGATTCTACGTATTTCATTACGCCTACTACTGGCATGACAATCGAAGAATACATGGTAACAAAGCGTTTTAGTGTACCATTGGCATCAAACATTGATGACGCAGAATACGAGCGACTAGTCATCTTTTCGGCTATAGATGAAGAGTATAACGCAATCATAAACGAAGAACAAAAAAAGAAACATGGCAGACAAAAAGTTCATAATTGAAGTCAGAACTGCTGGATTTAGAAAAGCAAATAAAGATGTAGATAAACTTACTACTAGCACTCAGCGATATAGAAAATCAACAAATGATGCTAAAAACGCAAATAAAGATTTAATTGGCTCACTAGGTGCATTAAGAAATAGAATATTAGTTTACACGTTTGCGATTGGTGGTGCAGTTGGCGCTATGAATAAGTTTATTAGTGCTGCAAGTGGATTCCAAGATGTACAAACACGCTTAGTTGGTTTAACTGGTAGTGTCGAAGAAGCAAAGAGAGCGTTTGAAGTTTTTAATGAAATTGCAGCTACCACGCCATTTCAATTACAAGATGTTGTTAATGCTGGTGCGCAGTTAGAAGCCTTTGGTGTAGACTCTAAAGCAACACTATCAGCCGTAACAGACTTAGCTGCATTTATGGGTACGACAGCTACTGAAGCCGCTAGTGCATTAGGTCGTGCGTTTGCGGGAGGTGCGGGTGCCGCGGACATTCTCAGGGAGCGCGGCATACTTCAATTAATCAAAGATTCTCAAGGTATTAATGATCTAACAAAAGTAACCTTACCACAATTTAGGCAAGCATTACTTCGCGCAATGGTAGATCCAGTTGCTGGGATACAAGGTAGTAGTAAACGATTATCACAAACTTTTACTGGTGCAGTATCCAATATGAATGATGCCATTACACGTTTTGCTGCACTTGTTGGAGAACAAATGTTACCAGCGTTAACTGGTGCAACTAACGCAGTAGAAGATTTTTTTAGACAATTAGATTTACAAACACTAGCAGAGTTTGGTACAGCAGTTG